GGTATATTCTTGCCTAACACAAACAACTGCCAATATAAATGTGGACTAACAGCACACTGTCAGTTCTCAACAAAGATAGGATAAACATGGAAGACTGGAAACTACAGGTCTCTTACAAAACACCAGCAGGTGACATGATTAATATTCGTGCTAACACAGCCGATGAACTAAGCGTGTTGCTTGAAGGTGTCGGGGACTACTCTACACAAGTTGCATCTGTACAGCGATTGGTTGTTGGTGCATATAACGCGGCCCCTTTGGGGACCACTGGTTCAACAGCAGGCACAACGCCCTTGCAATCCTCCGCTCCAATCCAGCAGGCAGCAGCATCCGTTGGAGCGCCACCGTCCGCGGTAACTCCATCAGGAACAGCGAGCCCGACTTGCGTTCACGGGGCGAGAATCTTCCGACAGGGAGTGAGCAAGACAAGTGGGAAGCCTTACGCTTTCTGGGCATGTCCGACACCTCAGGGCACACCTGACCAATGTAAGCCAGTAAACTAATAATATGATTGAGCGTAGCCATCGTTACACACCAGAATGGTGGCTACGTTCTTTCTTTCTAGAAGGGGATGATAAATGCGTACACTTGTCAGAAGCGTTGGTCGCACCAGTATCGGTGGCGAACCACTCCCTAGTTGCTTTAAGGCGTTCGAATCGAACAAGATTATCATACGCCGAAGTGAAGTTTCAATGTTCGCAGCAGCGCCAGGTGTAGGTAAGTCCACACTAGCACTTGCTTTAGCTTTGAAGATGAGAGTACCGACTCTCTACATATCAGCAGATACCAACGCACACACTATGGCCATGCGATTGGCCTCAATGATTTCAGGTAAGTCACAAGGTGATGTTGAATCACTGATGAATACTGACCATGGCTGGACCAAAGCAACACTCTCACGTGGCTCACACATTGTGTGGTCATTCGAATCAGCACCATCATTGCAAGACATTGACGAAGAAGTTCAGGCATTCGAAGAACTATGGGGATGCCCACCAGTTTTGATTGTAGTAGATAACCTAATGGATGTAGCCACCGATGGTGGCGAAGAGTTCGCATCAATGCGTGCGATAATGAAGGAGTTGAAGTATCTTGCTAGAGCAACTAATGCGGCCGTTGTCGTCCTACATCACACATCGGAGGCTGTCCAAGGCTCTCCATGCCAGCCTCGAAGCGCTATCCAAGGAAAGGTTGCGCAATTACCCGCACTCATATGTACGCTTGGAGTTGTCGGGACTAGTATGGGAGTTGCGCCTGTCAAGAATAGATACGGCCGCGCCGATGCGGGCGGAGGATTAATGACATGGGTTGCATTCAACCCTGAGTACATGTTCATCGACGACATTCCAGAAAACGTATAATGACAACTATCAAATCACACAAAGCAAGAGGAGCAGGATATGAAATCGACATCACAAAAGAATTTAGAAGACTTGGATATGACGCTGAGCGCCTTGCAAGGAGAGGTAGCAAAGATGAAGGTGATGTTGTCATCCGTTCGGACTTCATTGGTGGAACAATCGGCATCCTTGAATGCAAAGCTCCAGGAGCTAGCAACCGAATCGACCTCAGCGGGTGGACGAAAGAGGCGCAAGTTGAAGCGGACAACTACGCAGAAGCAAGAGGGTTGGACCGTAGCGCGATTCTTCCAGCGGTAGTAATTAAAGCACGTGGTAAATCAATACAAGATTCTTATTTAGTACTAAGGTTAGGAGACGTCTTTGGTGACTGAACTTCCCAGTATTAAAGCAGTACTTGAACACTATGGTGCAACGCTAAGGCGTGACCATGGCCAGGCTAATCTACGTTGTCCCTTCCATGGTGACAGCCATCAGTCAGGCACAGCAAACTTAGATAAGAATCTATTCGTTTGCTTTGCATGTGGAGTACAAGGTAATAGTTTACAAATCATAGCACAGCAGGAAGGAGTGAACATACGTGAAGCAGCGAGAATCGCAGAAGGATTTGCTGGGACAAGCAACACGCAAGTACCAGGAAAGCATTTATCTGGCCGAAGATTACCTAGCAAGTCGGGGAATTCCAATCGAAGTAGCACGGCTGGCGCGATTAGGCGTAGTCGAGGAGCCTGAGACTGGACACGAAGCGTATATCGGTCGTCTATCTATACCTTATATGACCAAGACTGGTGTAGTAGATATAAGATTTCGCTCATTAAATCCTGCAGTTGAACCAAAGTATATGGGCATGACAGGTAGTGACACAAAGATGTATAACGTACTAGACATTGAAAGGGCGGGTGATTGGATTGGCGTTTGTGAAGGAGAGCTCGATACTATCACACTCAGCAGATGTGTCGGTATCCCTTGCATTGGAGTTCCAGGTTCGAATTCATGGAAGAAACACTACACAAGATTACTCGCAGATTTTGAAAGAGTATTTGTATTCGCTGACGGGGACCAACCTGGCAAAGAATTTGCAGCGGGACTTGCCCGTGAACTTCCAGTTACTATCGTCTCCATGCCAGACGGCGAGGATGTCAATTCTGTCTACGTCAAGTTCGGTGCGGAATACATCAGAGAGAAAGCAGGATTAACTAATGAAGCCGATTAAGCCATGCCCTGAGTGTGGTGAGCAGTTCGACAATGTGTTCGATGCAACTGACCACCTGCTTGAGGATGACGAAGAGTTTGACCCTGCACTTATCCTACCTAATGGCTATCGGTTAATGATTGGTTCGCTACTGCGTTGCATGTATCGCTACGCTGATGATGCAGAGAAGATTAAGGACTTAACCCAAGACACGTACATGACTCTCTTTACTGTTGAGATGGAACCCGATACAGTTGTTGAAGTCATCGAAGAAATGATTGTTGGTTCCAGCATGGCGGGATTAGATGAAGAACTTAAACAACTGCTCGAAGGCGGAGAGTGAGGAAGCGTGGCAGATAATACAGCACTTGGTGAGTCAAGGTTTTATGGTGACTCAAGCACACATGGAGAACCAAAGTCTTATACTCCAGTTAAAGATTCCGATGCTCAGTTCCTAGATGACTTGGAAGATACATTCAACGAGTTGTATCGATTGCTTGTTAGCAAGCATGAAGACTACGGCCCAACGAATATATCTAAGAGCCCAGGCGGGCCCATCAATGGCCTGCGTGTACGCATGTGGGATAAGTTTGCACGTATCAATAACCTAGTAGATAATAGTAAAGGACCACAGCACGAAAGCCTTGAGGATTCCTTCAAGGATATGGCTAACTATGCAATCATAGGATTGCTAGTACTGAGAGGACATTGGCCTAATGACTAACAAGAGTTCCTTTGATTTGGACTTCGGCTATGGCCGTAAAGGTGAGAAACTTGTAGAAGAGTTGCTTACTGGTGGCAAGACTGTTGAAGTTAAGCGAGACAGAAAGTGGTGGATTACCAACAACCTTTACATTGAGGTAGAGTGTTGGTTCATGAAGTCTAAATCTTGGGAGCCGTCAGGTTTGATGGTTACTGAAGCGGCATACTGGGCGTTCGTGCTAGAACAATCAGTGTTTATTGTGCCAACCCATATCCTTAAGAAGGGTGTTCTTGAACTAGGCAGAGAAATCTCTTGCGAGATTCCACCTAACAAGAGCAAGGGCTATCTGATTACTGTAGAAGATTTACTTACAATGACCCGCAAATACAAGAATGAGAAAGTTGATGATGGACTGGGCGCGAATTGAACCTTGGGATTATATTGTAGTCGCTGTTGCTTCTGAGTATCATAAGAAGTTTAGCATGATTGAACTCGAAGATATAAAGCAAGAGCTGTATCAGTGGTTTCCTGAACACCCCAATGACTTCAAGAAGTGGGAAGAAATGGGTGGCAAGGATGCCAAGAACTTAATCTATCGTAGCCTACGCAATAAGGCTTTAGATTATTGTCAGTACTGGAAGGCAAAGACACTTGGCTATGAGACAGCAGACCTGTACTACTATGAACCCGTAGTGGTGGAAGCCTTGCTTCCTGCTGTAATCCGTGAAGAGTGGGGTGTAACCCATAAACTTAATCTTGGTAGGCCAGGTCGTCCTATTGCACCTAGCGAGGGCGGTAACTTGCAGGCTATGATTATAGAGATTGACTCCGCATACCACAAGTTAAGTAAAGAAGACAAAGCTTTACTATTCTTGCGATATGCAGAGTCAATGGAGTATGCGGACATTGCTAAGGAATTAGAAATCCCTAGCGCAGACGCTACTCGCATGCGTACAACGAGAGTAATACGCAAACTGGTAAAGATTATGGGTGGCTATCGTCCATACCTAGACAAAGATTCTCCAGATGATGTAACTGAGGAACCAAATGAACTTGTAGGCGAGGATGATGCCACCTATGAAGGCGGCTACAGCGAAGAAACCTCTGATGATTCCGAGGATTTCTCTACTCATCTATGAACTCGTCCTCGATGTCATCGAATTCGTAGTCTTCTAGTGGGCCCTCTTCGCCCTCCCACAGATACTCAAAGAGAATGTCGATGTTGTCTGCAATGCAGTCATCTTCAGTCTCATAGTCTGCCCAGTTAGGCACGTGCTCACGCACGATAGCAGTTACTTCTTCTGCTGTCAAGTCTTGCATTGCCATTATTTAATCCACTCCCCTCGCTCTACACATTTAGTGTAGGGCATCATAGTTTTAGTTCCTGCGTTATAGGCATAGCTAGTTTCTTTCTTCAAGCAAGGGCCTTCTTCCTCTTCTTGAGAGGCTGCCCCAATAACAACTGCAACAGTTAGTACAGTCATTACCGCAGCACCAATGATGTACAGCAACCCGTCACCATCTAAAGCCCTAGCAACAAAGAAGAACAATAGTGCAATCCACCCACAAATAAGTGTTGCTTGTAATATATAACTAAACATCGCTCAACTCCTTCTCGATAGCCTGAATAGTTAAGCATGGGTAGGACATCATTCCGTCCCCGAACCAGCACCCACTACATAGGTGCTCGTTTCCTTCTATCGGCTTATGCAATCCTACAACTGCACGAAGTGCATCGTGTCTAACCTTAAACTCAGCAAGCCCAATAGTTTCTGGCAAGTTATTTATCTTTTCCAACAATTCATCGTGCGTCATGCTACCCTCCCGTCGAATAGAAGCCAGTCCCGTTGAACTTGACTGGCGTTGGATTGATTACTCTACGCGTTGGTTGTGCGCAGTATTGGCAAGGCGGATAGATATCTCTATCATCTACCTTGCGCTGATGTTCCTCTGATGTGCCACAGGTGTCACACTTATACTCATAGTTAGGCATCAGGTGCTACCAATGTTAGTGGCCACTGTGGTGGCTCAGAGTATCTCCATGGGTCAGGCTCAAATGAACTCACAAGCTCGGAGATAATTTGATTTCGTTCCTGCTCTTTGACTAGTTCATGTAGGTACTTATGACTATTCATAATCTTCCTCCAGGTTAGGTGGTGTTGGTGCGGTCGCTAGTGTACCACACTCTGCGCACTCCATGTCTAGGAAGTACATAGTAATCTCACCATTGTCGCTGTCGAACATAGTTTTTACATTCCATATCTCACACCCGCAAGGGCATACTGAGGTTGGTTCACCTCGTATGTCCATAGCCTTGGTGTAATCAGGCTTCATCTCTGTAATATGTTTAGTCACTCTTGCCTCTCCTCTCGTTTGCGTGAACTGACTTAACATGGTATATCTTTACAGGCTCGGTTGCGTTAGCGCAATCAAGCGGTGTAAGGTGGAAGTGGGTAGGCTTTCTTGTCCTACCCCAACCAGTAGGGATAGAAGCGACTGTGTTTGCCTCACCGACAATCTCCTTGCCACATGAGTCGCACATCGTACGCTTATCTTTAGTTATCATTAGTGGTAGTTATTCCTCTTGAAGAACGCCCATGCGTTGCATGGTGTATCATATCTGTAGTAGATATAAGCCAGTCCTCGTTCTATTTGCCTCGTTGGAGGTGTTGCAGGGTCAAGCCCTAACAGTTGCGGGATACCACCAGCGTTCTTCCCCATAACTTTGATGGTATTGTATGCCTCGGGATTCCATGCGGATTCCTTGCCCCACAATCTGGTAAGGCATGACCACTGCTCTTCTTGCCACTCACTTAGTTGGTCTCGGGCATAAGCCTTACTGTCTGCCTTACTCCATTCACTCTGCACGCCCTTGAATTGTGTTGGTGCGTTTGATGGAGGGGCAAACAGGAAGAACCCTGCAACCACTAACAGCAAGAATACTATTGCTTTCATTTTACTAAACTCCTTATGTTGAGTGCCGTCTGTATGCGTGCCTTCCTATCGGTCGACGCTTTGAAGGTATCGGCTAGCAGAATGCGCTCACCTGGAAGTAAGCCACCCCATATGCCATAGTCTAAGTTCTCTTCTTTCATGCCTTCGGATAGACATTTGGTACGAATCGGACATTTGGTACATATCTCCATAGCAATAAGCATGTTAGCTCGTCGTGCCTCGAACTTCTTGTTAGGGTTGGTGCTACCTAAACGCTTCTCGAACAAATCACCTGAGTCCTCGAACCATAGGTCGGGGTTAGGGTGTGTCGTACATAGTCCTGTCATGTTACTCATTTCCATGGTGAATGCACCACCTCGTTGTCGTATCCACATGTTGAGCATGTGAACCAGTATGTTGAGCCGTCATCTTCCCATTCCTCATTCTCTGCTTCGCATTCTTCTGCTTCACATAGTACCACATACTTAGCCATTAGTCAATCTCCCTCCGTGTAGTGACTGTATAGGTTATATGGTGGCACATCTTGTCGTCGCCAACCATTACAGAACTTATCATCTGTGCGTGGATGCCAGCCTGATAGGTCGTAGTGCGGGAAGAACTTGCTCATCATTCTATGCGCACATTTGTGGCATAGGTTGAACTCGAACTCCTTGCTATCGGGATAGATAGTATCTACATACTCGCCATACCCACCGCTTACCTTGAAGGTTAGCATGTTATCGAATGTGCCGTAGTATTTATCTGCGTGCATGACCAAGAAGCATGAGTCACATTTCTGTGTCATGTTCTCGTTGGTCTCGATAATTTCAGCGCGTGTAGGTTTGCGTGCCATAGTATATCCTCTCGTTGATATAAATAATGAACAGTTTTAGTTCATGTTCAGGAACGCACTTGCCTCGCTGCAGCACTGGCAGTAACTCTAGTGAGCAGTTTAATGACATGCTCAGGTCAGTTGGTTACGCCTCGAATACAGTCGAGACATACCCGTCAAGGCGTGCATGGGTGGTGATGAGACCCTTGCTACCAGTCAAGTGCTTATAAGTGCCGTCGCCCAGCGACACCCACATTGACTTAGCCTTGAAACGATTTTGTGTAGGCAGAGCCTTCACCACAGTACCACGCTTAGGGTAATCTGATGAAGTGTCTACCGATAGTGCGAGGTATGCTACCTCGGAAGCGAGCGCAGAAATTTCATCTGCGATTTCTTGAATCTGTGTTGCTGACATGTGTTACCTCTCGTTAGTTGGTGTTACTCCAGCATGGACTTTCCATGTGGAATTATAGTGTGAACAAGTCGCTAAGGTCACGCTTAGTAGACCAGTTCCTGTCGGGTGTGTAGCATAGGCAGTCTATGATATTGGTATCACAGTCGAAGCATATCTCACACGCTACGCAGTAGTATGGGTTCTCGTATATGTCCGTTAGCATTTCGCAGTTAGGACATACATCTAATACTTCTTCGCCTTCTTCTTTATAGTAATGCTCGAGTGCATAGTCATACGCTAGTCGCTCGGATTCGTCCAAGCCCCTACTGGGTGCTGACCATACTTGAGCTGGTGCGGTATAGGTGGTGCGCTTGTGCGACTGATTACTCCACCATACACCATTGTTATCCCATGAACCTAGGTTCTCATTGACTAGGTAGATTTGGTGCTTGGCACTAGGGTCTAGGGTTAGGATACATATCTTGCTACCGCTAGCCCACTTGCTAACCATAGTCCATACTGTATCGTCATCTAGAACTGATACGCCACCCATAAGTGGGAGTGTATCTTCTGCAAACACACGCGTATCGCTACGCTTGTCTGCCTTGTCAATCGTTACATCTAGTATACCATTGTGTGCTAGATATGTCAAGTCACTACCGCCGACTTGAAATGGGTGGCAGTTGGCTTCGTTCTTGACACCATGCGTTGCGTATCGTGCATGCCACATGGCGTAGCCGTTAGGGTACTGCTTGCGTAGTTCTAAGAACCGCGCAATAGATTTCTTGGCAGACATGCTACGCTCGGAGATAATCTTATCCCCTGCGATAATGGCGAAGCCGTAACCATGTGGGTTACTGCAAGCACCATTGTGTAGGTCTGTCTTGGTCGGTGTGCTATTAGGTTCACACACCACAAGGATACACATACATCACCTCATGCATTCTCTAGTGTTGGCTTGGTTATGTTGATACTATCTATCTTGTCGAGTCGATAGTATAGGTCGGGATATAGTCCGTTATTATCTCGTACATAATCGGCGAACCATGCCCAATCTAGCGCACCTAACTTGACTTCATCAAGTCGTAGGTCTCTAGTATATTCTACCATTGCTTGCACTAGGTCTAGTGCTGATAGAATTGTGCTGGTGTTCATAGTGCCACGGAAGAACCGCAGTTCTAGTGTGGCTTGGTTCTGCGTATTGACCGCAGAATATCTCTCGGTATGGTGACGGCGTGGGTCTCCTACCTTGTGCTTGAATGACTTGACTGGCATGTCATACTCATTGAAGGTATAGACATCATTGAACCTAGCATAGTCAGACTTGCGACCCGCAAACTTCATCATCTGCGGTGCGTTGGAATAGACAAGGGATATGAAGCGGTGCGTGTGTGCGCCACTACTGAAGCCTTCGCGGGAGACATGAATATGTAGCCCGCATGACTTGGTATCCCATGACCTAGCATTGTGCTCGGTGCGTAGTTTATTTATCGTATCCCATAGTATATCACTATTCTCACGATATTGCAAGTGAGTATGTGGTTGAGTCACTATCTCGAAGCCACCATATCCGTCACGATTTATACTGGCATCATACTTGATGATACCTATATCTCCGTTGGATAGTGCTTGAGAAGTGAACTGTGCGGCAGTATCTATGTTGCCATGTATCTGTGTCTCCAACTCGAAGCCCATATAGACTCCGCGCTTGGAGTGACCATGGAATACAAGCGGTGGCTTGCATGAGTATTCATGGATAATGTTGCGACATCTGCATGAGCGACCTGCTAAATCGCTTCCGTCACTCTCGCAGTTGCTACACTCGTTACCTTCACGATTATATTGGTCACAATCGTTGCAGTACCATGCGTAGCGACTAGTGCAGTTATCGCACCATGTATTATCATCTACCATGAAGTAGTCGTCTCGGTCACTATAACTAGTGCCACAAGGCTCACAGTAGAAGGTGCAATTCTCGTAGCAATACTCGCACCATGACTCGCCGTCTACATAGTAATCTTCGCCAGCGAAGGCGTTTTGGCAACGCTCGCAGAACTTACCACAGTCTGAGCAATAGTAGTTACTGCCGTCATTAACGGAGTCATCTATCGAGGATAGTTGCTCGCAATCCTCGCACCATATTGTGCAATTCTCGCAAGCAATATCGCCGTTAGCGAAGTTGCGTTCATCACCTTCATCTATCATGTCGCTACATAGGCTACATATGATAGGCTCTTTATCTTCCATATTCACTCACCCCCTTCCTGTATGTTGTAGGTGTAGTATAGCATGGTGTTATGCCCTTGTCAAGTTCTTACTATCTAGGATAGCGTCACTTATCTTGGAGCGTAATACCATAATCTCTTGTGCTAGCACCAAGAACCCGTTGCGCTTGTGCGCTTCTTGCTCGGTGCGTAGTGCCATGCGTATGACTTCGACTTCTCTCGGAGTCAAGTCTAGTAGTAGGTTATCGCTCATGGCGATTCAATTGCAGTTGCAGGTATTCCACCCTGCGGGTAAGTTTCGCGTTAGCGATAGCCGTAGTGATTACTAGGGTCGTGGAGACCGATAGTATGATGATGATAGCGAGCATATCCCATGTCGTAATCATCTTGCTTGTAGCCCTTTCAGGCGTGTCTGCTTGGTGGCGGGTTGCCATGGGGTTGCGAGTAGGTTGGCTTGGAATAGTGCCTTAGCACTTTCCCTAGCGAGTAACCACTCACTTGCCCGCGCTTCCGCCATTAGGCGTTGCGTTGGTGTCATGCTTCATCACCTTTCGTTGGTAGGCAAGGGCATGGTGGATATATGCCTAGTAATAGTCTGCCACAATTAGGGCAGGTGTAGAACTTAGGCTTATCCATAGCCTTACCTTTCGTGCGTTATGCCATAGTATAGCATAGACTTGACACCTTGTCAAATCGTGCCACGCTAGGTCGTGAACCCATGTAGCCTATCGCTAGGCGTGGCGTATCCTACTTGTCGTGGATATTAAGATTAAGGGTAGGCGCGGTGTCGGCGGTTGCCAGTTTCGCCACTAGTGCTAGTGCGGTGTCGTCATCTAGGGTCGGGAGTACGCGCTCCACCTTAGCGCGATTACTTGTCACCTTGCCGTTACGGGTGCGCTTGAAGGCGCGACCGCTAGGCGTGTCATGTAGTCGCCACCCATTAGAGCCAAGCCTACGGCTAGTCACCAACGGGCGTGTAGGTGTCATCACGATACTACCCGAGCCCCCGTAAGGGTTGCTCATGTCGTATCCTTTCACGCAGGGTATCTCCCCGCGCTAGTGTGGTGTAGGGTCGTGAGCCCTAAGTCTAGCATACTAGACACCACTATGTCAATTCTAGGATTAGATAGGGGTCGTGTTACCACGGGCGACCCGCTTTTACTAGTAACTAGTCGAGCCCTATCTAACCCTATTGAATTGTATCCCGTAGTACCAACGCTATCGGGTCGTTGTCGGTTATTCCTAACCAACTAGAGAGAATTAAATCATGGATTCTTGTGAAACCCCTGTATCTAATCTGTGAAAACCTTGTGAGATTCTCACTCTCTATTTTCTTGTCATCAAGAGTTTTTTTCTTGATGGTGAGCATGATACACGCCTATCTTGTGAAAACCCTGTGAGAACCCTGTGGTGTCTCTGTGAGTATCTACGCATACAGAACCCCCACAATTCGGACATAACGGGCATCATGGTATAAGTGACGCAAGTCACACATAGTACGCATAACGGACAAGCCTATACTATTCCGACATTTATATATAATTTATATTAAGCCCCCCAAATCGGACATTTAGTGCATGGGGTGGATAGTCGACATGTAGATAAATCTATTTATCGACAATTCAACCTTATCCCTGAAATATCTATATGTATATATGTCGATTTGTCGACATTTTGACCCAGTATCCTTTAATTTGGCTCGAAGGAGCGTATATAGTATACGGAAATAATTTTCTGTTATATTATATTCAGGGCCCAATATATAGCCCTGACCAGGGCTTTTATAAATACTTTGTCAGAATGTGTTCGTTTTAGCACTTTGAACAAGTTATCTTATATGTAAAGTATTACATATACGG